CGCCAGATTCTTCACGGCTTGGTCGAAATAGCTGCGCTTGAGTTCAACGCCGACGAAACGCCGTCCCATCTTTACCGCGACGAAACCCTCCGAGCCGATGCCCGCGAACGGGGAAAGCACGATGTCTCCGGGATTGCTCCACAACTGACAGGCCCGCTCGATCACGTCGAGTTGCAGGGGGCAGATGTGGCGCTCGTCTTTCTCCTCGCGGGCGCTTTCTTTCTGGAGGGTCCGCGACGGATTGATGTCCATCCAGACTGGGGAGGCGTACCGTTGCCACAGATCAATTGATAGCCGGCCGGAAGACTTGAACGAATCGTCGCCAGCCCAGTGGTCAAGCTCCCCGTGGATCTGGTCAGGGTTCTTCCCCGGCTTGCGGAACGTGACGAGGTAATCAGGAATCCCTTGCCGCGAGAGACACGAATCTTTAACTAGTTGCTTGTGTAGCAGTCCGATGCTCTTAGTGCGTTGCATGGCCGTCACGGGGTCTTTCCAGATGCACACCTCGGAGTGATAGATGAACCCGCGCTCGGTGAAGTCGCGGATGATGTCGCCGCGAAAGTCCCGCATCCCGATGTATCCGTTATGCTGAATCGTGCTCGGCAGGTTCATACAATGCACGGACACGAGCCGCCCTGCCATCGTGACGCGCTTGATTTCGTCTATCAAGTATCCGAAGTGCTGATGAAAGTCTCCGTCGTCGCGGCTGTTGCCCATGTCGCGCTCGGAGTTGCTGTATGTATAAAGCGATGAGAACGGCGGCGAGAAGACCGTGAACCCGACCGATTCGTCAGCCAGCTCCTTCACGCGCTCGACGCAATCCCCAAGCTTCAATTCCCATCCGTCGCCGCTCTTGTCGTCGGTGGCGTACACCGCGACATCGCGCTTGATGCCCTCGTGCAGATTCTCATCGTTGATCTTGTGCATATGGATCACCATCCCCTCTGCCATCTTGGCCGCGTCCGCTTCCTTGCGGGCGATATTTTCGACGACGCTCTGCTCTGCCGCGCTCGTGACGATGTTCACGCTCACGGGTTTTTTCTGGCCGAAGCGCCAGCAGCGCCGCACGGCTTGATAGTAGGACTCGAACGAATCGGACAGGCCGCAGAATGCGACGTTATGGCAGCTCTGGAAATTCATTCCAAACCCGAAAATTTTACTCTTGCTCACGAGGACGCGGATCTTGCCGGCGGCAAAGTCCTGTGCCGATGTTTCCTTGTGCTCGTCTGAATCGCTGCCCGTGACTTCAACCGCGTCGGGGATCGCCTTCGCCAGCCGCTGTGATTCCTCGTTGAGATTGCACCATACCAGCCATTGACCCTTGCTCTGGTTCGCCATTGCGGCCACGGCTTCGATGCGGTCATCAATGCTTCCGCGACGTGCTTCCCGCCGCTCGTCGAGCGTTCGCGCTTCGAGTTTGAAAAGCATTCCTGGCGTCGGCGCGTTATCCATGACCTGCGCGTGATTCACCGTGAGTTTCGGCAGCGCGAATCCTTCATCCTCGTAACCGAGATCGGACGGCTTGCGCAGCATGACCGCCCACGATGCGACCCACTCCCAGAACTTGTCCTCCGCGTGACCCTTGATGCGCCACTTGCTCGTTTCCCCGCCGTCGTGAACGAAGAACATGGAGAGCATTTCTCCGCGAGTCATCGCGCCGACGAACTCCGCGTGATTGCCCAATTCCATATGATCGTTTGGGGAAGGGGTAGCGGTACAGGCCAGCTTGTACGGCGTCGAACGGAAGGCGTCGATAATCGCGTTGCAAGTCTTCCCGCCGTATGCCTTGAGAATGCTGGACTCGTCGAGCACGACCCCGGCGAACAGTTCCGGCGAGAAGTGATCCATCATTTCATAGTTGGCGATATTCACGCCGGGCTGAACGTCCTCCTGCTTCCGGCAGATCGTCACTGGAACGTGGAACTTCTTCCCTTCGCGCTTCGTCTGCCGCGACACGGCCAATGGCGCGAGAATCAGCACCGGCCCGCCGGTCTTCTCCGACACCAGCCGCGCCCACTCCAACTGCATCGGCGTCTTGCCGAGGCCGCAATCCGCGAAGATCGCAGCGCGTCCGCGGCGACATGCCCATCGAACAATGTCCCGCTGGAACGGGAATAACTGCTCGTTAATCGGGCCGGGGTCGAATCCGGTAGCCGGGTCCGCGATCCGCTTGCGCTCGATGAACTCCTGATAGCTCGTCATTTCGTCCCCGCCTGCGACAGCGCTAGCAGCGCGTTCTCGACGAACCGCAACGCCCGCGACTTGCTCCCGTACCCGTCCGGCTCGTGCTCGTCCAGCAGGGCCGCGCGGGCAATTGTCAGGTGCTCGATTGCGGCGGCTATGTGCTCGGCTGTGGTCATCGTCTCCCCTCCATTGTTATTGATTGACTTCATGCCAACAATATTGCACAATCGCTTCGAGATTGCAAGCATGAATATTTTCTTGACAAGAACGGAACGCCGATATAGATTGTTTTCTCAAGGAGGGTAAAATGAAAAAGCGAATCGAGAAAAAGCAGGAGGGCCGGATGGTTTTCAACGCGCGGCTCGGAGAATCTACGATCATGGCTGTGAAGCACAGGGCGATTGACGAGCGGCGTACTATCGAGGCCGTCGTGGCCGACGCGCTGCTGGCCTACCTCGCCACCCCGCTACCGAGACAACAGCGGAGCGCGTAGATGACCGACCCCAACATCTGCCGCCGCTGCGACACCGCCGACTACCGCTACGGCCTCACCGAAGGCCTCTGCCGCAAATGTCAGATCGAAGCGGGCCTCGTCGCCTGCTCCGGCTGCGGGCGCCTGCTGCCGCGCGAGGTTGCGACCGTGGACCAGCAGACCGTGCGCGACACGTACTACCTGTGCCCCCCCTGCGCTCACCAGCAGGCGCGCGAGATCGCCACACGCCACGGGATCGCTGCCGGGACGCATCGGGTTGACGGGTCTGCGGTTGAGGCGGCGGGCTGATTTCGTGGACACGAATCCCTCCAGTGCACACGGTGATTCCACTCAATCTACGTTCGCTCGGGGGATCGCGCCACAAGAAATTAACAAGCCGCTTGCAATCGATCTCTTCTGCGGCCTCGGCGGCTGGACGGATGGATTGCTCGCCGAGGGCTGGAATTGCGTCGGCTTCGACATCGAGCGCCACGACTACGGCGACGGCAAGCGATACCCCGCGCAACTTGTAATCCAGGATGTTCGCACGATCCACGGTAGCCAATTCAAGGACGCCGCGCTGATCGTCGCCTCCCCGCCGTGCCAGGAATACAGCTACATGGCTATGCCGTGGAGTCGCGCAAAGGCCATCGCTGCCGACTACCGCGCCGGCAAGCGCGACACGAAACACCGGACGAGGCTCTTTGATGAATGCTTCCGAATTCAGCGCGAGGCGAGCGAGGCGGCGGGGCGCAAGATTCCGATGGTTGTCGAGAACGTGCGGGGTGCGCAGCCGTGGGTCGGGCGGGCGCGGTGGAACTACGGGAGCTTTTACCTGTGGGGTGACGTGCCGGCGTTGATGCCGATTGCGAAAGGCCGCTGCGGCGGCAAAGGGACGAAGCCCGTCCCGAATAGAGGGCGGACCGCAGGGACAGCGATCACCATGGGTCTTGAAAATTACAACGGGCAGCACAAAGTCCCCGGCTTCCGCTTCGATGGCAGCGGGCGCTCATTCCAGACGGCATCCGTTGAAGGCCAGAAAACCGCCGGCCACATCAACAAGCGCGACGGCCACGACCACACGCGGCACCTGACGAATCAGCGCGAGAGTGATGGGGTGAAGCAGGGCGGAATCTCTGGAGAGCGCGACAACGGAAAGGGAGATCGCTGGTTTCAAGACGGCGCTGCCCGGAGTGGTAGCAAAAGCAACGCCCGCAAGGCCGCTAGCGCTGCCATTGCCAAGATTCCGCTCGCGCTGTCGCAGCACATTGCTCGGGTCTACAGGCCCGTGGCGGTGCAACTATGACCACCCTCACCCGCATCGCCGCTGCGTGCCTCGCGCCGATCCGGCCGGGGGAGGAGTACGTCGAATTGTGTCCCAAGGCCGTGCCGCCGGCCTCGGAGGTGATCGCGTGAGAGCCAACGGATTCCAGGGTGACCGGGGGGTTGGCCTGGATTCGGTTGTGGACGCTCGTGCGATTGCCAGCGGCAAGGAAACGTCGTCGTACAAAACGGGAGTTGCCGGACCCCGCAGAGCAGAGGTTGACAAAGACGGCCGATGCTCCGGCAAAAGGAAGGCCTCGAAGGAGTGCGAATCCCGCGAGGCCAAAGAAGTGAACCGTCAACCGAAAGGATAGGTGCCGGAATGGAAATTGTCAAATCTCCCCGAAGGAACAACTCTCTGACCCAGGCCCAGGCGGCGCGCCTCTACGCCTGGCTCGACGAGTCCCGCATCTGGGCATCCGAGAACACCGCACAGGTGATCGCCGTCAAGGCGGCCGAGGAGTTGAAGTTCGGGATCACCTCTTCGAACATTTTGAGCGCCAAGAAAGCCCTCGGGATTGTCAAGCCCAAGCCGGTCGTAGCGGCGCCCGCCTGTCGGTGCCGCGAGCTGGCCAAGGCAATTCTCATCTGGGCCATCTCTGCAAACACGGAAGCACTCAAGTCGAGGCTGCACGAGATTATGGACAGCAAGCCCCCCGTCGCCCCCGAGCTGCCGCTTACCGCGGGCCAAACCTCGCCGCTGAAGTTCGAGGCGGCGTCATGAGCACACCACGGTTCACCCGCGAGCAGTGCGAAGTCATGGGCATCCCCTACGTGACTCATGCCTACGTCGGGAGGGCCGCTTGCGGTTGCATCCATGCCGCCTGTATCGACAACCCGGCAGACGTAGCGCAGACGAAAGCCGACATCGACAAGTTTCTTGGTTGCGGGCTGATCGTCCTTCGCGTCCCTATCGAGGAGGGCGTGTTGTCCGAGAAGTGTCCGCACGAGGTGCCGCGATGACCCGCGCCGACGCAATCCGCGTCACCACCGAGGGCGCCCTGCGCTCCGAGCGCTACCGGATCGCGATGGCCGGCGCTGCTATCGGCTGCGCTCTGGCGCTACTCGCCGCGCTGGTGATCGGGTGGGGGCTGGACGCGTACCGCGTTTCTCAGCACGAGCGGCTGATGGCCGAGGCGGTCGCGGCGGTTGATGCGCGGTTGGGCGACTGCCGCAAGGATCTGGCGCGGTACAGCGATATTGCCGCGCTGGAACGGGATGCGGTAGCGGCGATGGAGCGGCGGCGATGAACACAGACGGATATCTCGGCTACTGGAGTGTCATCGAGCCTGTCGCCCCGCGTCCTACACTGAACCGCTGCCCCATGATGCGCCTGGTGTGGGCACTGCTGGCAAAGGGGGCGGCGTGATGACCGCCCCGACCGTCATCCTCCCCGGGACCGAAGAATGGCACGCCGCACGGGCGCAGGGACTTGGAGGGACCGACATCAGCGCCGTCGCCGGCCTCAACCCCTGGCGCACGCCGTTTGACGTCTACTGCGAGAAGCGCGGCCTCACGGAGCGCCAGCCCGAGAACGAGGCCATGAAGATGGGCAAGCGCCTCGAGCCGGTGGTCCTCGATCTCTACGAGGAGGCCACGGGCTACCAGACCGAGCCGGGGCTATTCACGGTCCACCCGTCGCTCCCGTGGGCCTGCGGGACTCCCGACGCGCTCACGCTGGCGCCCGAGGGGCCGCTGGTGGAGATCAAGACGGCCGGCGCCCGCCAGGCCTCGAGGTGGGGCGAGCCGGGGACCGACCAGATCCCCGACCACTACCTGCTGCAGGTGCAATGGTACTTGACGCTCACGAAGCGCCAGGCGGCCGACATCGCCGTGCTGCTCGGCGGCCAGGAGTTCCGGTTGTATCACCTCGCGCACAACCAAGCCCTCGAGGATCGGTTGCTCGAGATCGGCGAGAAGTTCTGGAAAGAGAACGTCTTGGCCGGCAACCCGCCCGAGATCGGCGGCGGCGAGTCTGCCAAGAGGTGGCTTCAACAGACGTTCCCGAAGGACACGCGGCCCGAGCTGCTGACGGCGCCCCCGGTGCTCGACGAGGTTGCGTCCCTGCTCGATCACGAGATCAGCGAGATCGACCGCCTCGAGGCGCAGGCCGAGGTCCACCGCAACATCATCAAGCAGCACATCGCCGACGCCGCAGGGGTCGAGGGGTTCAAGTGGCGCGCGACGTGGAAGGCGAGCAAGGACACCGCGGTCACGGACTGGGCAAAAGTCGCCTGGTATCTCTCGCAGGACAATCCGGCCGCGCTCGAGATCGCCAAGCAGAAGTTCACCAACAACAAGCCGGGGAGCCGTCGCTTCCTGTTCAAACTCAACAAGGAGGATTGAACGCCATGACCACCGCAGTTGCCACCGCCCCTGGAAACGGGAACAAAGTCGCCACCACGCCGGCCTCGCGCATGACCTCGCTCAAGACGCTCCTCGAGGGCCAGCGCGCCAGCATCCAGGCGGTGCTCCCCCGGCATCTGTCGGCCGAGCGGATCCTCAAGGTCGCCCTAGTCGCCGCCTCGCGCAACCCGCTGCTGCTCGAGTGCGATGCGATGAGCATCCTGCGCTCGGTGATGAGCAGCTCGCAGCTCGGCCTCGAGCCGGACGGCCCGTTGGGCTCGGCCTACTTGGTCCCATTCAAGAACAAGAACGGCCGCATGGAGGCGCAGCTCATCGTTGGCTACCGCGGCATGATCGACCTGGCGCGCCGCTCCGGCCAGATCGTCAGCATCGAGGCCCACGTCGTGCGCGAGAAGGACAAATTCGAGTGCAGCTTCGGGCTCGAGCCGCGCCTCGTCCATGTCCCCGACTGGTCTGACGACCCCGGCAAGCAGATCGCCGTCTACGCCGTCGCCAAGCTCAAGGACGGCGGCGTACAGGCCGAGGTGATGACAAAGCACGAGGTGGACGCGATCCGCAAGCGCAGCCGCGCCGGCAACTTCGGCCCCTGGGTGACCGACTACGAGGAGATGAGCCGCAAGACCGTCGTGAAGCGTCTGGCGAAGTACTTGCCGATCTCCGTGGAGCTGTCCCAGGCCCTCGAGGTGGACAACGCCACCGACACCGGCGAGTTGGCCGTGATGGACGTGGAGATCAAGGACGTGGGCGAGATCGAGGTGCCGCCGGCCGAGGCGGGGGCCAGCAAGTCGGACGAGATCGCCGCGAAGCTCAAGAACGGCGCCCCCGCCAAGGCTACCGAGCGCACCCCCGAGGAGGAGGAGGTCCTTGGCAACCTCTGGGACCAGGCCGTGGCTCTGGGCGAGCGCTGCGGCTACAAGCCCGAGTTGAACGAGAAGAAAGCCAACGATGCGATGGCGCAGGGCGAGGCTGCGATGCGCTCGTTGATCCTGAGCCTGACGGAGCTGGCGAAGGCGGCGGGGAAGTAGCCATGGCCTTCGATAAAGACCCCGCCGAACTCGGGGTCATCTTCAAGAAGACCAGCAAGGCCGGGAAGGACTACTACTCCGGCATCCTCAACGGAGCGGAGGTCGTGGGCTTCGTCCGCGTCTCCGCGAATGGGTCCGAGAGGATCGAACTCAAGGCAAGCAAGCCGCGCGACGTGCAGCAGGAGCAGCAGGAGCGCGTCCCGGCATACGCCGATCTGGGCGAGGCGCCGTTTTGAAATTCCACGACGAAATCAAAGGGGGAGCGTGAGATGGCAAAAAATCTGAACAAAGAGCAGGAAGAGCCGGCACCGATCATAGTTATCGAGAAGTGCAAGCAGCACTTGAAGTACGTCTTCAACGACGCCGATATGATTGAGTTGGCGCACGGCATGGCCCGCGCACTTTCTGAGCAGCACGAGGCAGAGGACGAACTCAAGGCAATCTCGACGCAGATCAAAAGTAAGATCGCCCTGCACTCTGGCGCGGCGAACTCGGCAAGCACGAAAATCAGCACCGGACACGAGTACCGCAACGTCGAGTGTGAAGTCACAAAGAACTATACCACCGGCCTGGTCACAACTCGTAGGCTCGACAGCGGCGAGGTGGTTGATACGCGGCTGATGACCACAGAAGAGCGGCAGGCCGAATTGCCGCTGGCGGAAAAGGTGGCGTAATGTCCCGCGCCCGCGATCTCGCCCACCAGTGCCAGCCGCCCCTGGTACTGCCCCCTCGAGTCCACGACGCCAGCTACGCCCCGCGCTACCGGTTCGCCTCGGCGCGCGTGAGGGGCTGTCCTCTGCGCCATGACTACGACCAATCCGGGACGCTGCGCCAGGTCGCTTGCACCGATCTTCGCGGGACGCTTGGCAGCTGCGAGAAATGCCAGAGGCACCCATGAGCCAGTGCGCCTACTACCGGCACGAGTGCAACGACACCACGCGCGATCACTTTTCGATGTGCGGCTCGGCGAAATTCCCGCCGAAGGTGCTCGAGGAGACGCTG